CCTGTTGCATCTTGCTTAATAATTAACATTAATAATTGACCGTCAAAAATTCCGTCAGCTAAAAGCAAAGAAGAAATGTTCGAAATCATATTTATAATAAATCTACGGCTCAATTGAGTATCCATAGGTGAAGGAACAACATTTGAAGCATAAGTTGTTACCGCAAGACCACGCTTATTTTCTGTTGCTAGATATTTGTTTGTGCTTCCTTCTGCCAAAGAATCCGTATTCGTTGGATTAACTTGTGCGCCTGCTTGGATTCCTGTCAGCTTTGACTTTTCGGAAGTGGTCATATATAAATTAACAATGCCTTGAGTTAACAAATCAGTAGTGGAAGGATTGACTTGCGCACCCGACTGAATACCTGCGAGTTTTGATTTCTCAATTGCAGTCATATAAAAATGAATAATACCCTCTGGCAAATCATCTGAACTATCAAGCTCCAATAAATTAGTCAGCTTAGTTAAAAGCGCATCTGTGAATTTATTTGTATTTGGATTCGCTTCATAGGCACTTGCTACTTGTGCATTTGTTGCATCTTTCGTGCTTGGTTGATTCTGATTTGGCCCCGGAGGAACAACCGCATATACTTGTAACACATCTGGCGTATTAGTACCCATTTTATTTATGCCCCTGCTTGATTGTACATTGGTATGCCAAGCTGATTATACATAGCAACACCTTGTTGATTAAACATACCACTAACTGCAATAAAATTAACTTCGTCATTTTGAATAGCGATTGCATTTATAGAAATATTGTAATCGCCTTCATCTTTATTGCTTATCCCTTGAATCCTTAAAATTTTATCATTGAATTTAATTATATCTGTAGGTTTAAATTCAAAACCGATATTAAAACGAGTAATTATTCTATATGTTTTTACTTCGGTAATTTTTCGGTCGTTAAATCTTTCATCATTACCGGATTCAAAATAAGGCGAACACTTGCACCAACATTCACCCTTATAGATAAAAGTTTATAAAGCACCAACGCAACCGACTTGGCTTAATTGTTGCTCGTACACATAAATATAATTGAATAATTTTCCTGCTTTTGTCATAATTCTAATATCCTGTAAGGATTTAAAATTTGCTTAGCAATAGGAACTAATTCGCCAATTGTTTCTCTGTTCTCATACCAATTATGGGCGGTCATCATTATAGCTAGTTTTAATTGTGCAGGAACTGCGCCCACATTGGCATAGCCTGCGGTGTACTCTAGTTTATATTGTGTGAATTGTCTTGTGTTATTTCCTACACTCGAACCATATTTAAAAATGATTCTAGCAGGCTGATTAGCGTTTGCCCTGTCAAGCCTATACAAAGTGTTTGAAATAATAGTTTCTGCATCGTTCATGTCGTACATTTTTAAGGCAATAATTGCCGATACTTGAATATTACTTATTTCGAAGCCAAATTCAGAACCAAATAGCTTCCGAAATGCGAAAGGAAAGTTATCCCAAGACCATAAAAAATTGTCTTCGGATTGCTCCCAATTACGGCTTAAAATACCGCCTCTAATATATTGCTCACAAATAGTTGTAGCTGAATCAATCAATACTTGAATTAAAGAATCTTCAAGCGTTCCATTAATACGGCTAAATAATTTTTGCTCTGCTAAAGTAACAGGGGAGCTGACAGACGGAGCAGTTAATTGCTTGATATTTATTGTACTCGAAGGCACTTTATCACCGGTTATGCTCATGTTCTCCCCTATTAAATCGAATAATGAAAGTGCAACACTCAAAGAATATTGCACCATAAATTATTATGCTCTGTCTGGCTCTGTACACAATACAACACAATTGGCAGTTAAAACTACTGTGCCAACGGTTACAATTCTTGCATGCGTATAAGTATCTAAGTCGATTCCGCTTATTCCTATACTAGCAATGTCGCCTGCGCTTGTAATAGCATCAAGACCATTGATAATATATTTAGAATCAAGAGCAACCCACCCAGTCGTACCATTAGGCGATACTTCAACGGTGAATGTCATCGTTCCACTTGTGTAAGCCGAGCAAACAACAACCCACGCCAAAGAAATTAAACCTTTTAATGGAATAGCAGAACCATTAATTGGTGTCGTGATTGCTTGGCTTGCAAAACCAACATATTTTTTTACAGATGTTACAAAACGGTCATACATACTCATTTTCTATACCTCATTAAAATTTTCAAATTTAAAAAAAGCTAGGCGTGTTTTTAATACGCCTAGAAACTAAAACCAAAACTAAAAATTAGGTTTTGATTCTTAAAATTTTCAACGCTTCGGCTTGATAAACTGCACCGCCTGTGCGTTTTTCGAATTGGAACTCAACCATTCTTTGTTTCTTTTTAGTGTAAGGGTCACGCAATACACTCATTCCGATACGGTCATAGATTCTATAACCACGGAACATATCACCGTAAGTCAACACTTTATTGCCAACCGCAACAGTATCACTTCCGGCAGGAACTTCAACATAAGGCGTATTGAATAAAGAAAACTGAATACCGCCAGTTTGAATAGTCGATACGATGTATTGACCGTCAGAACCTTTTGCTTTTCTAAGGTGAGCCAAAATTTGGCGATTTCCAAAGAAAGCAGAACCGCTACGAGCGTAAGCAGTTTTTAATTTGAACATCAACGATAAAATATCGTCCGGAATTAAAGTACCGCTTGTCGCAGTATCTAAAATTTCAATGTCCGCATTGGTTAAATAACCTTCTGGTTTTTGAGTATTGTTACCAAGAACAAACCCTTGTCCTTCAATGTCTGCAAAGCCTTCACCAACATCAATAGAAACTTCACTTTCCATGTTCACGAATGAATCTTGAAGTAATTCTTGACTTACTGGTACATCAACTGCCAAGGCATGTGCAATGATTTCGCCTTGACCATATTTTGAAGCTGATTCTTGAACATCACCTTGTTCGCCAACCCAATAGCCAGTAACAAGAGATTTTCTTTTTGGATAAATTAAAGAACGACCATTTCCGGAAGTAACTCGGGCATACTGACGAATAGGATTCATTTCAGTAACATTCTTATTGATAACATCTTCGAACTCTGGGCGTACTAAATAACCGCCTAAAGGATTTTCACCGGCAATCAATTTTGCCTTGGTTTCAACTATAACAGTCTTATTTTCAGACTTCATATCGTCAACACCTTTTTGCATGTAATCATACAATGCAATACATTCTTTCGATTCCATCCAAGCATTTTCTTTTTTAGACTTTTTATCGCCTAATTCGATTTCCTTGAATTTCAATTCGATTGCGTCCATTTGCTTTGCCAACTTGTCAGTATTGGCTTTCGCTTCTGCTGACTTAGTTTCTAAAGCCGTGTCGTTCACTTTTTTGAACTCATTGAATGTTTTTTCAAACGATTCTTTTAGTTCTTTTAATAATGCTTCACTCATTTTAGCTTCTCCGATAAATAATTTTTAAAGTCTAGTACCAATTTGCTATCATTTTCTTTTTGCAATTGTTCTAATTTGAGTTTTTCAGCATCAGAGTTTGCGGAGTCTTTTGCTTCCAAAGTAATTAGTAAATGGCTAAATTTGTCGATAGTCTTTTTCATCATGTCTATGTCTGCCTTCGTTGCATTGCCTAGACAGTCAAGCAATACTTCGAGTTCGTCTGTTAAAGAAAATTCTTCTTTGAATCCTGTAATTTTACCGCCTAAATTCATTGGAAAAGTAACCAAAGAAACTTCATGCAAAGCAATTTCTTTTAACAATCTGTTTTCTTTTTCGAATCCTACTTTTTCGGCAACATAACCAATGGATAACCCTTTGATTATTTTTTCTTCAATCATTGTACTGGATTCTTTACCCCAATATAATTTTTTAACGATTTTACCTTCTTTTAATTTCAAGCCTTCATTACTGTCTTCGATAACGGCAGTACCAACCGGACAATCCATTTTATGTTGATAAAGGAATACTCGCTCATTCCCTTTTTGGTCCATAGAACGCTTATAAGCACCCTTTAAAACAATATCGTTTCCAAGGTCTGGCTTGTCATCATAAGGCGAAATCATGCCCTCGGTGTACATGTATTTGTCGTCCGAAGTCATTTTTTTATAATCTAATTCAATAGATAATTTTTTATATTCAAGTTTCTTTTTCATTCGAAATACTCGTCTAAAGATGAATCGTGATAACTTACTGCACATCGGCAGTTAATCACATTACCGGCGCTCGCACCGTGCGAACTATCCCGAGGAAAATCTAATCGCTCACCGCTTACATTGAAAGAATAATCTAATTC